GCTTCCGCCCGCGTCTCTTGACCGGCTCCACACCGATAGCGGCCTGCATCCTCGCCATCAGTTCAGCGGCAGCATTCGCAGCGCCTCGACGTTCAGCGGCTTCTATCTCGGCGGCTAGTGCAGTGCGCAACTGTTCCAGCGCTTTATCAACGGCGTTCATTCATCACCTCCAAAGGGCGATGACACAAGCACAGGCGTCAATCCCGTGCAAGGCCATGACGCAGATACATCGCGACAAGGATTGCCACGGTTCGTGAAACTGGCATGGTGCCAGCTTCCAGCTTGGCGACGTGCTCGCGCCCTATGCCAAGGGAAAGGCCCCACGCTTGTTGCGTGAGGCCGAAGGACTTGCGAGCGGCTCGGAAGGCGGCGGGTGTCATTCGGTGCGGGCCTTGAGAATCGCAGCCCATGCGCGCTTGCTTGCGGCGCTGAGAAGGTTGGCCGCGTTATGATTGCCTGCGTCTCGAAACACAACGCGGGCCACATCAAGAAGTTGTGCGGCGTGCTCAAGCGCGGCTAGTGTTTCGGTTTCGGTTTCGGTGCGTTTAGTCATCTGCTTCTCTCCTGTGTGTGGGGATGGGGTGGGTTTCACTGGTCTTTCAGCCAGTTGACCATCATGACAGCGCCAAGCGTTTTGTTGCTGCCGACGTTATCGACGTAAGCCGCTTTGATGTTGCCACGAAAACCACGGGCGATAATCCAGCCCTTTGGGGTTTTTGTTGCCTTTGCCCACTTAGCGGCTTTGCGAATGGTCATTTGTTCAAGTCCCTTGCTGATGTCCTTTCGTAGCAAATAGCTACATGCACGTCAACAGGGTCAATGCACTTTTCGCCTTACACCACGCAAAATAGTTCGTAGCGCAACACCCAAAGGACAAGCCATGAAGCCCTGCCCCGGTTGCCCCAACCCCAAAGCCTGCGCCAAGGCTGGACGCTGCATGAAAGCCAAGGCCAGCAAGCCAGCGGGCAAGCCAGCGATGAAAGCCAAGAAGGGCTATTGAGGCTGACATGACTGACGAGCCGATTAAGCCTGAGAAGGACGAGCGCACTGGCCGTTTTTTAACGGGAAATATCGGTGGCGGTGGCCGGCCAAAGGGCGCACGCAACAAGCTAGGCGAGGCGTTCCTTGACGCATTGCATGAGGACTTCAACGAGCACGGGCAGGCTGCAATCGTCCAGGTGCGAACCGAAAAGCCAGACCAGTATCTCAAGGTCATCGCGTCAATCCTGCCGCGTGATCTGAACGTGAACATCAACCCGAATGACGAAATGACCGATGAGCAGCTTATCGAGCGCATCCGGTCCCTTGACGCCGCCATCCGGCCTTTCCTTAATCTTGAGGGAACAGGCGGAACTGCTGGCGGAACTGGACCGGCGACGGCGCACTAACCTGCTGCCGCGATATCGGCCTTACGCCAAGCAGCAAGAGTTCCACGCCAACGGTGCCAAGTATCGTGAACGGCTGTTCATGGCCGGCAACCAGCTCGGCAAGACGGTTGCGGGCGCGGCTGAGACGGCAATGCACCTGACGGGGCTTTATCCCGACGACTGGCAGGGGCGGCGCTTTGACCATCCGGTGATCTGGATTGCAGGATCGGAAAGCTACGAACTAACCCGCGACGGCGTGCAGCGATTGCTTGTCGGTCCGCCTGCACAGGAAGAGGACTGGGGAACGGGTTATATTCCCAAGTCGTGCATTGCTGACAGCACGCGGCGTTCTGGCGTGTCTCACGCGCTGGACACGGTGACGGTGCGGCATGTCTCTGGTGGCCTCTCTACGCTCTACCTGAAGGCATATGAGCAGGGCCGGGGCAAGTGGCAGGCGAACACGGTTCACGGCATCTGGTTCGACGAAGAGCCGCCTAGTGACGTTTACTTTGAGGGCATCACACGAACCAACGCAACAAGCGGCATGATCATGCTGACGTTCACGCCTTTAAAGGGCATGTCGGACGTGGTGGGGCGTTATATCCTGGAACAGAATCCAGACCGCATCGTCACCACAATGACGATTGACGACGCCGAACACTACACGCCGGAGCAACGCGAAAAGATTGCGGCAAGCTACCCGGCTCATGAACGTGAAGCGCGCACCAAAGGCGTGCCTTCGATGGGTTCGGGGCGGATCTTCCCGATTGCGGAAGAGAGCATCGTCGTTGACCCGTTCGACATCCCGAAGCACTGGGCGCGCATTGGCGGGCTGGACTTTGGCTGGGACCATCCAACCGCTGCCGTTGAACTGGCGTGGGACCGTGACGCTGACGTGATCTATCTCACGAAGGACTATCGCCAGCGCGAGGCGACGCCAATCATTCACGCGGCTGCCGTCAAGCCTTGGGGTGACTGGCTGAACTGGTCATGGCCCCACGATGGCAACAACGACACGGCGGCAGGCGAGAACCTCGCCAGTCAATACGAAAAGCAGGGCCTGAACATGCTGCCCGAAAGGGCAACGGACGAAAGCGGGTCCAACAGCGTTGAGGCTGGCCTGATGGACATGCTGGACCGGATGCAGACGGGCCGCTGGAAAGTGTTTCGCACCTGCACGTCATGGCTGGAAGAGTTTAGGCTCTATCACCGGAAAGACGGCAAGGTTGTGAAAGAGCGTGACGACACGATTTCAGCGTCTCGATACGCGCTGATGATGAAGCGCTTTGCAGACGTGCCCAAGGGCAAAGACAACTGGAACTTCACCACTCGGAAGGTTGTGTAATGGCAAGCGCTCTCAATCGCGAAGTCGGAGGCAGGTTCACGGGTCTGCTGACGCCTTACGTGATGGAGCCACGCCCTGCCGACAAGCCCCTTGTCATGAGCCGCCACGGTGAGCGTGTCGCGGCCACATGGCGTTATTTCTTCAATCTCAAGGATCCTGTGCCGCGCGTTGGCGCTGAGTATTGGAACCTTCTGATTGCAAACAGGATCGTGCTCTGATGACGCTTATTGAACGGCTCGCAACGGAACTGCCGTGGCTGCTGACAGACACGCCAGAAGTCTATTGGGACACATTCGCCGAAGCCGAGCGGCAATCATCGGAACGGGAATACGCCTCGCGCGCTGCGTCTGGTGACATCTGGACCGAGCCTGACGCTGGTGTGCGGACGGTCGGTGAAGAAGTGTTTTGTTCGCGGATGGGCCGATACGTCATTCGGTATCCAGCCGATTACGAGCCATCGTTTTGGGTAAAGAGGTGGGCAAGCGGCAATGGATGAAGTTCGCTTTGCCGCCACGCTCGCGGACCTGATTACGGATTGCGAGAATTATCGCGAGGAGCGCTCGGCTGACCGCATCCAGGCCATGAATTACTACGATGGCAAGATGTCGGACGTGCCAAGCGACGAAGGCCGTTCGCGTGTCGTGTCTCGGGATGTTCGGGCTGCCATCAAGAAGGTGCTGCCGTCTGTCGTTCGCACCATCCTCGGCAATGACAAGGTGGTTGAGTTCGAGCCTGTTGCGGAAGGCGACGAAGAGAAGGCCGAACAAGCCACGGACTACATGAACTACGTAGTCCTGCCCGAAAGCGATGGCCGCGAAGCCATCCAGGATGCAATGCACGACGCGCTTCTGTTGCGTAACGGCGTCATCCGCTGGTGGCACGACGAGCGGCAAATCATCAAGGTGACGCACCACACCGGCCTAGACGACATGACGTTCGCGCAGCTTGTCGCGGCGGATGATGTCGAGGTTCTGGAACACTCGCCACGCATTGAGAACGTGCAACAGGTGGACCCGATGACGGGCCAACCGATGGCAATGCAGGTTCCCGTCCATGACGTGAAGATCAAGCGCGCTGAACCCGTGCGCAAGATCCGGCTGGCCGCTGTTCCGCTTGAAAAGTTCCTTATCCACCCTGACGCCATCGACCTTGACGATGCGCTTCTGGTGGGCATTGGCGAGCGTCTCAGGCGTGCTGATCTGGTGGCAATGGGTTATGACCGGGCCACGATTGACGCCCTGCCCGAAGCCTCGACGGACTTGGAAGCCGAAGAGGAGCGCCTGCAACGTCGCCGCGAATATGCGGAAGAAACCGTTACCGAACGGATGCTTCAGGAAGTTGACTATTACGAAGTGTATGTGCGGATTGACAAGGATGATGACGGGATTGCCGAACTTCGCCGCATCGTTCTGGCTGGCGGCACCGGGCAAGAGAACATCCTTGAGGATGAGTATTGGGACGAGGTGCCATTCGCTGACATTGCGTGCGAACGGCGCCCTCACCAGTGGGAAGGCGCGTCCGTTGCCGATGACGTGACGGAAATCCAGCGTGTCAAGACGGTGCTGTTGCGGCAGACGTTGGACAATTTGTATTGGCAGAACATGGCGCAGCCTGCCGTTCAGGAAGGCGCGATTGAAAACCCCGAAAGCGTGCTTAACCCGCAATTCGGCCTGCCAATTCGCATCAAGCGTGGCGTGAACGTCGCGGATGCGTTGCAATATAACCGGGTGCCGTTCTTCGCCGAACAGTCGTTTTCGATGCTTGGCTATCTCGACAACGAAGCGGCTGACCGGACGGGCATTAACGACGCA